GGACGGATCGCGATTCTCAACTCCGCAATACGTCCGCCGCCGTAACGGAGTCGTCATCCGGCGGATGCGGTTTGATGCCGTTGAACGCGGCCGAATGCGGCAATGAGATTCAATCAGTTCAATGCATTACGGCCTAAGCGCCTGATCTCGCTGGTCTCGCGTTCTGCCTTTGGTCGCCGCTCATAACCTGAAGGTCGTAGGTTCAAATCCTACCCCCGCAACCAAATTCGCCCGCTAAGTCAAAGGCTTAGCGGGCGTTTGCTTTTGGCCTCGGCGTGCCGGATGCGACCGAGTCAACAATGAGTCAACAAAATTTATGGCGAGCGTTGGCGCCTAATGACGTCACAGTACCGCTAACCGGGCATCGCCCGCCGCAACTTGACAGGGGACGGTGTGCTCCATGAAGCGACTCGCGTAAATTGGCTGGCATCTGTGCATTTGAATCGCGAGGAGCAAGTTGGCTGAACTGGGCAGGCTGTGGGCGGGCCGTGTCTTCGGCACGAACACGGGGAACCTGTTTGTAGAGCTCACGCCGACAGCGGATGGGCTGACCGGCGTACTCCGATTCATGGACGCGGCTTTCGGGCTCGTCGTCTATGAGGTCAAGGGTTCCTTCGACGGAACGACGGTCACATTACATGGTGAGCCGAAACAGGCTTCTCCAGGAATCGAGACAGGTCAAATCGAAGCGCAAGCGGTACTAACGCCTCTCGGCCATCTTCGCGGAAGGTGGACCTCGTCCCTCGGAACCGGCGGGACATTCGAGTTGTTCCCGCACGATCTGCCTCCAGCCGATCAAACGAAGCAGTCGGACAGTCGTGTTCCTGAGCAGTTGCATACCGCGCGCCTGACGGTTGGCGCTGTCCGTCTTTATGCCGATGACGTTCGCGATCTCGCGCTGGTGCAGCGAAAGGATTTTTCGGTTGGTCGCCTAATCGTTACTTATCGTTCCGGCGGCATTGAGAACACACGGTATTTCGAGGACTTCGAGCAGGGCATCAAAGGGATAAGCGAGCTTCAGTATCTGAAGATTTCAGTTCAGGAACCTGAAGCATATGGGATCAACAAGGTTGCCATTATCGAACTGGACTCACAGGGCCGGAATGACGTCATCGTGCAAGGCATTCACGAGTCTTGGGTCATCGGGAAGTCCGAAGCTCTGGCGAGGCAACTCCGCCGCTACGAAAAGAACCTAGTGACCACCACGAAGAAGTATGGTCTTGGACTCAACCAGTTCATCTTCCTGGCAATGCTCGTCTTGTTTCCAGAGATTGAACCGCTGTGGAGGCGTGTGCTCTTCGCGGTCATCGTGGTGGCGTTGATCTGGGCAATATTCTGGGCACATCAACGGTTCCTTCCCAATGTTGTCGTTTACGTGTCGCCGCGCAAGCCGGGGCCGTTTATGCGGGCGTGGCCAACAATTCTGTCATGGCTTATGACTGCAACGGCATCCTTGGCTGCGGCGCTTGCATTCTATCTCCTGACGCAGCGATCACCCCTTTGAAGCCTACGCCGCCGCGGTCGCCACACCATCCAGCCGCACGCGCACGATGGTCGCGCCATTGCCGGCGGCCTCGATGGCGACGCCGATCGGATAGCGGCCGGTGCCGGGGACGTTGACCTGCTTGGCGGTGTCGTCCCAGGCCACGGGGTCGCCGGCGGCGATGACGGCGCTCGCGAGCTTCGGCAGATCGAAGACGCCGGTGGTGGCGATCGTGACCGTCTCGCCCGCTGCTGCGGTCTTGCTCGCAACGCCGAACAAGGCGCCGACCACGACGCCGTCGCCTGAGTTCACCCCGCCAGCCGGCGCGGCAACGGTGATCATGCGGCCTTCCTGAATGTGGTTCTTCATCGTCATGTTCCTTTCGATGAGCTGATGCGGACTTGGCTGACGCGCGGCGCGGATGCCGCGGCGATGCGCCGGTCGAGGTCGGCGAGCGCCGCCGCCATCTCGGCGTCGCTTGCATAGGTGACGCGGCGGCCGTCGTATTCGACCGTCCGCACGCCGGCGAAGCGCGCCTTGAGAAGCTTCTCCCGCATGGCTTCGAGTTCGGGGACGCTTGGCATCACGCGCCTTCGTTCGCGTACCAGCCGCGCCAATCGATGAAGCCGGCGCCGAAGTCGAGGATCACGCGGATTTCGACGCCATCGACATCCCAGCCGGCCTTGGTCTCGACCTGCGGGCCTTCACCGCCGGCGAGATAGGCGTATTCGAGCCCGTCGATCTCGCCCGGGTCGGCGCTGACGTACCAGCGCGTTGCGCTCGACAACCGCGGCTCGACCACCAGCGACAGCGAGCCCGAGAAGGGGTTCACGTCGGCGGCCTTCGCCGCGGCGATCGTCGCCAGCCACTTCTCGGCCACCGTCTCCTGCGCGGGCGGCACGAGGAGATATCTCGGGCTTGCGCTGATCGGCTGGCCGGAAAGCCCGGTCTGGCTGCGCATGGCAAGCCGCGCGGCGGACAGCGTATCGTCGGCGATGGCGCCGCCGGTTGCTGCCTTGTTGCCGTGATCGGCATGAAACAGCGCCTTGCCGTCGCTCATGGTCGGTCCGTTGCCCGAAGGGCCTTCGAGAAGATTGACGAGGAGCCGCGCTTCGGTTTCGGCCGCGGCCTGGCCGAGGCGCCGGGCAAGATCGGCAAAGGCACCGAGGTCGTCGTTGACGAGCACCTGGCGCGTGACGCCGATCTTGCGGGCAAAGGTCTCGACCTTGTAGGCCTCCTTCGCCTCGGCCATGGTGCCCGCGCGAATCTCGCCGTGCTCGTCGAGCTTTTCGAGCATCGGCGCCTCGCCGAGCATGATCTTGTTCACGGTGCGGAAGTCGCGTGCGGTGGTCTGGCGACCAAGCCGGCGGACGCCGGCGGGAGCCGCGGTATAAGCGGCGCGCAGGGTGCGGCCGATCGTGTCGCCGACGATGAGCGGGAAGTCGCTCGTCGTATGCAGCGCCCGCGTGATGAGCGCGGCCGGCGAAAGGCCGGTGACGGAATGGCCGCGCAGGACCAAGAGCTCGCGCGCCATCTCGGCGCAGGTGGCATAGGCGTAGCGCCGCGCCGGCTCGGAAAGCTGGTGTTGCGGATTGATGCGGGCATAGAGCGCCTCGCCCATGTGCCGGGCGCGGATCGCCGGATCGTCGTGGCTGTCGCCGGCTTCGACGCGAACCTGCTCGGTGCGAATGTTGCCGCCGCCGCGTGCGGCCAAAGCCTCGAACGCCGCACGTCGCGCCTCGTCGGCGGTCGCCCCATTGTCGATGAGCCCGTCCGCGAACTCGGTGCCGAGCCCGGCAACGCGGGCGATGGAGCGGATTTCGGCATTGATCGCCGCGCGCGTCTCAATCTGGTCGGCGGGCGGGCTTTCCCGCGCATCGGCCGGCGCGTTCTCTATCTCGGGCATGGTGCCTCCTTGGCGGATGGTCGCGCCGGGATCGGCCGGCGTCGGAACGAGGGAGATTTCGATCGGTGTCCAGGCAACGGCTGTGCGCACGCGCTCGCCGGTCGCCGGATCGGTGTCGTCGCGCCAGCGTTCGACCGTGTAGCCGACCGAGACGTGGCGCAGGATGCCGGCCATCACGTCCTGCCAGATCGGCTCAACCTCCGGCCGCGCCGAGAACTGCAAGACGGCAGTGCCCTGCCGGCCATCGACGCGGGCATCGCGCACGGTGCCGAGAACGTCGCGCACGGCGCTTTGCCGGTGTGCATCGAGCACCGACGCGCCGATCAGGCGCGAGAGATCGACGGCGGAAGGATCGAGCGACAACCGTTCGAGATAGGCGCCAGCGGCATCGCGCCGGCGCACCGCGGCGCCGGTGGTCCACACCGCCTCGACGGTGCGGGCCTCCGCATCGGCGCTCTGCGGCGCAAGCGTTGCGCGGCGGATGAAGAGATCAGGCATGGGCGCCCTCCATTGCAGGCTGGCCAGCCGGCACGGCGTTGTCGAAGGAAAGCCCGAGGCGTTCCTCGCGGGCGCGATCGGCGGCGATCGCCGCGTCAACCTCCTCGATGTCGTAGCCGCGCTCGGCGATCGATTGGCTGCGGCTCTTGAGCCCCGCGCGGATTTGCTCGATCTCGGCGCGCGCGTCCTTCAGCGGATCGACCCAATCCCATTTGGGCGGGAGCCATTCGGCCGCGAGGAAGGCCGCCGGATCGCGATCGAAGGCGCGCGCGTCGATCGCGCCGGAAAGGGCGGCGAGCCGCACGAACCGTTCCCACACCGGCCGGCAAAACTGGAAGACGATGACCGCATATTGCAGCTGCTCGATGCGCCGGCGAAACTCGAGGAGACCGGCGCGGATCGAGGAATAGCTGACGCCTTCGAGGTCGCCGGAGACGAGCTCATAGGGAACGCCGAGGCCTGCGGCGATGGCGCGGAGGTGGTTCTTGACGAAGGCGCCGTAGTCGCCCGGATCGGCCGGATCGGAGAACTGGATATCGGCGCCGGGCGGCAGCGGAATGAGGCTTCCCGGCTCCATGCCGACATTGAGCACGCCGTTGACGGCGCTGCCGGTGTTGAGGCCGGCGACCGTTCCGTCCGGATCGCGGATGAAGCCGGTGAACAGCGCCGCGACCTTCGCCTTCACCAGCGCCGCGTCCTCGTATTGGTCGAGTTCGTGCAGGCGAAGCAGGATCGGCGCAAGCCAGGTGATGCCGCGCAACTGCCCGGGCGCGAGCGGTTGGAAGAGATGGAGCATGTCGGCCGCGGGCACGCGCACGGTATCGAGCGCCATCGGCGCAAGCGCGTCGCCCGGGCGATGGCGAAAGCAATGATAGGCGACGCGCCGGCCCAAGGCGTCGAACTCGATGCCGGCCCGTATGCGCGCGCCGGCGCCGACCTCCCGATGCAGCTCGGTCGGCACCTGCTCGCGGTCGAATATATCGATCGCAAGCGGCGGGCCGTCGTCGGCTTCCGCGAAGCGCAGCCGCGCGAAGCTCTCGCCGCTTTCGACCATCGCCCTGAGCGCGAGCGCCTGGAGCCCATAGAAATCGGTGAGGCCCGCGGCGTCGGCGCGGTCGGTCCAGCGGTTCCAAAGCGCGTGCAGCCGGTCGCGCACGGCGGCATCGGGATGCATCGAGCGCGGCTTGACGCCGGAGCCGATGGCGTTCGCGACGAGGCCCTGGACGGCGGAGGCGACCCACGGGTTGTTGCGGGCATACCAGCCGGCGCGCCGCGCGGCCACGGTGGCGCCGGCCAGGATCGAGGCGTTCAGCGCCTCGATGCCCTTCGCGCCTTCCCAACGCCGACCGCCGCCGGCCGCGTCAAACGCGCGGCGGCGGGCAAACCCCAGGAAGGAGGCAAGGCGCGACCACATGCCCGCCAGGATCGGGCAGGCATCAGCGCAGGGCTATTCAGAGAGATTGGGAAAAATCGGTACCGCTCGGATGTTTGGCATCCGCCGACGCACCGACCTCCAGTTAAGAGCCGTTCTCCTCGCTCGGAACGACGGTCTCTGCTGCGATGCTCCCATTTGCATCGTCCTCGGAAATCTCGCCGTTCTCCTCCCCGTTTGGCTCGCTTGCCGGCGTGTCCCTGTAGACGCTTCCAATGAACTCAATATCCTTTGCTTGTAGGGCTTCGTGGAACATGCCTTTGGCTTTCGCGATGTCCTCGAAATAGGCTTTGAAATCGGCAGCATGTGCCGCAGTCCAAGCCTTCGCGGCAGCGTCTTCAGGCGGCCATGGAAGGCGAATTTCTCGGTGCCTAGAACCCACATCCTCGCGATTGGTTTGCATCAATGCTACGCGCCGCCACTGATCTCTCACTGCACGCAAGGACAGCGCCCAAAGCAGGTAGAACGGGTCGAATGACTCTAGCCCTTTCGGAGTCACGCGCACGACGAACATTTCCTTGGTCAATACGAGCTGTTCTTCACCCGGAATCAAGATGGCGAACTCACCAATATTGCTGCTCGCGCGGTTCGGAGTAATCAGGTCCCAAGCCTTCAATCCGCTTTCTTTTCCTCGCCAGAATTTCTCAGCTAAACGGCGAGGGATCATGTTTGTCGGATTGACGTTCACACGAAGGGAGCGGATATCAGACACCTTCACGTATGGAACCGAACCGACACGAACATCGTTGCCGGGACTTCCGTGTCCGCCGCGGATTTCGATCATATCGTCATCGAGCAATTCGCCGATCGTGATTTCGGCGCACCCAAGCTTCATTTTCAATTTATCAAAGGCCGCGTCGTACCGAGAATCGTAATACGCGGGGACGAGGACATCCTTTTTCACGGTGTCGGAGACCAAAACGGAAGAGGCGCCGGGCGGCATATGACCGGCGCGCCACTGAAGCACGTGCTCAAGCATTTCATTATCGATCTCATCCGTCCGCTGACCGTCGGCCGTGACTTTGAACCTTCGTGCGCCGCCCTTGTAGATGCCGCAGGTGCGCGAGTTCAGCATTGTCACCTTTGCGGCATCGGCATTCTCAAGTTCCTTTTCTTGCGCCGCGGCTCTCTTCTTGGCGTCCTTGATACCGCTGTACTCCGGAAGCTTGCGAAAAATGTACACATTGGTCTTCGCCCGGCAAAATCCTTGAAACGCCTCCATCGGAACATTGAGCACGACTTCAGGCGTGAATCGACCGCGACACCATTCCCGAACGAACCGATAAGAGGGGGAAAAGAAGTACGTCTCCGGAAGGACGATGCACAACTTGCCTCCATCGCGAAGGAGCTGGTGGCACCTGTTCAGCATTGCAAGACCGAGTTCGATGTCGCCTTTCGGCTGCATCGAGGCGATGGACAGACCGGCCTTTATCGCTTCGCTGCGCTTCACCTTTAGCGGCGCACCAAACGGCGGATTGGTGAAGATGACACTGAAGCGGCCATCTTTGAACGTAACCGGCAGGTGCGGAAACTCTTGCGCCCAGCGGTGGGTCGCAATGCTGTCACCGCGAGCACAGTTGGCCGCTCCATCGCCCATGATTTGCATGACGGCTTTTGTGAGCTTGACGGCGATGGCATCCTTATCAATGCCGTGTAATGCTTTCATCGCCCAGCGAGGAACTTCGGCGGGATCACCACCGGCAGCGATAACCGCCTCACGCATCGCAACCATTGCTTCGACGAGAAAGCCCCCGGTGCCACACGCAGGATCAAGAACGAGATCCGAGGGGGTAACTCCTGCCGCGCGCACCGCTGCGGCTATAACCGGTTGCGGTGTGTGAACCGCGCCGGGTTTGCCGGAGGCTCCAACTCCTGAGTAGGATGGAGCATCATGAGCAAGACGACGAACAAGT